CTACCAATCAACTATTATTGATAATCAGGAGCTTAAAATAGGAAATTTAGTAGATCAAACAGAGATTTATAAAGCAAACGAAGCAAATTATGAAGAAATTATCCTAAATAAGGATAGTATTATCATAGAAAAGAAAAAGCAAGTCAAAAAATATAAGAAAAACACACAGGTAGCGTATGCAATCACAGTTCTAAACTGTATTGTGTTTATCTTAGCTTTAATATGAGTCAAGACTTAAAACAAATAATAAGACAGGAATTCGTAAGATGTGTAGCCGATCCGGTACACTTTATGAAAAAATACTGCTATATTCAGCACCCTCAACGTGGTAGAATCTTATTTAACCTGTACCCTTTCCAGGAAAAAGTACTAAGTCACTTTAAAGATAACCCGTATTCTATCATTCTAAAGTCTAGACAGCTTGGAATATCAACTTTAGGAGCCGGTTATTCACTATGGCTCATGCTTTTTCATAAGGATAAGAACGTATTAACCCTGGCAACCACACAGGCAACGGCAAGAAACCTGGTAGCAAAGGTACAGTTCATGTATGAGAACCTACCTTCCTGGTTAAAAGTACCATCGGTCGAGCATAATAAACTATCTTTAAGACTGGCTAACGGTTCTAAGATCCAGGCTAAGTCTTCTAATTCAGATTCAGCACGTTCTGAAGCTGTATCTTTACTCTTAATTGACGAGGCAGCCTTTATTGATAACATTGCCGAGACTTGGGCATCAGCTCAACAGACTTTGGCTACCGGAGGAGGAGCAATCGTACTATCAACCCCGTATGGAACAGGAAACTGGTTTCATCAGACATGGGTAAGAGCTGAAAATAAAGAAAATGACTTCCTTCCTATTAAACTACCGTGGTATGTACACCCTGAACGTGATCAAACCTGGAGAGAAAGACAGGATGAACTACTAGGAGATCCAAGACTGGCAGCCCAGGAGTGTGATTGTGACTTTAGTACATCCGGAGACACGGTTTTCTACGGTGAGTATATGGAATTCTATATGAAGACCTATATGAAAGAGCCTTTGGAAAAAAGAGGAGCAGATCAAAACTTATGGATCTGGGAACCGGTTGATTATTCCAGAAGTTATATGGTAGTTGCCGACGTCGCCCGTGGGGACGGTAAGGACTATTCAGCATTTCATATATTAGATATAGAAAATAATACCCAGGTCGGTGAATATAAAGGTCAAATAGGAACTAAGGAATTTGGTTTACTCCTGGTTGCAATAGCAACAGAATATAATGAAGCCTTATTAGTAGTTGAAAATGCATCTATAGGCTGGGCAGCAATTCAGACTATCTTAGACCGGGGTTATAACAACTTCTACCATTCTCCTAAATCAGGAACATTGACGGCAGAATCTTATTTTAATCAATATGATATTAATTCTAATATGACTCCTGGATTTACTATGAATTCTAAGACCAGACCTTTAATTATTGGTAAGTTTCAAGAAGCCGTTAATGAAAAGGCAGTAGTCATTCAATCTAAAAGACTGATTGAAGAGATGAAAGTCTTTGTCTGGAAGAACGGACGGGCGGAAGCACAGTACGGCTATAATGATGACTTGGTAATGTCGTTCGGAACCGGGTTATACGTTCGAGATACGGCTTTACAGTTAAACCAGCAGGGTATTGATATAACCAAAGCAGCTTTAGGTAACATCTCCTCTGCTAAAACACCTTACCAAGGAGTATACTCACCATCAGACACTAAGAATCCTTATCAAATAGATAATGGACAGGGTGGAACTGAAGATTTCACCTGGCTTCTTAAATAAATTAAGTTGGCCTTTTTAACTATTTATACTTATATTATTAAGACGTAATGGCAGATACCGGCATATTCTCAAGACTTAGACGCCTTTTTTCAACTGATGTAATAATTAGGAACGTCGGAGGCGATCAATTAAAAGTCGCTGATACTAACCAGATTCAGATGTCTGGAGAGCTAGAAAACAACTCTCTAGTTAATCGATACAATAGAATCTACACAACCTCACCTTCGTCTTTATACGGATATCAGAATAGTTTTAACTATCAGACCTTAAGAACCCAGTTATACTCAGAGTATGACGCTATGGATACTGATGCTATTATTGCATCCACTTTAGATATCCTGGCAGAAGAATCTACTTTGAAAAATGATATGGGGGAGGTACTTCAAATCCGTTCCTCGGATGAGAATATCCAAAAGATCCTTTATAATTTATTTTACGACGTTTTAAACGTTGAATTTAATTTAAACTGGTGGATAAGAAATATGTGTAAGTACGGAGACTTCTTCTTAAAATTAGAAGCTTCTGAACAATATGGGGTTTATAATGTAATTCCATTCTCTGCTTTTAATATAGAGAGACAGGAAGGCTTTGATGAAAACAATCCTACAGCAGTTAGATTTAGATATGACCCGGACGGTCTGGCAGCAGATACTTACGGTTACTTCAGAGGTCCAAACCAGGAAACAGGTAAGGATATTTTCTTTGATAATTACGAAATAGCACACTTCAGACTTTTAACTGACGTTAATTTCCTACCTTACGGCCGTTCTTATTTAGAGCCTGCAAGGAAATTATTCAAACAATACACCTTAATGGAAGATGCAATGCTGGTTCATAGAATAGTAAGAGCTCCTGAAAAGAGAATCTTCTATATGAATGTGGGTGGTATTCCTCCAAATGAGATTGAGAACTTTATGCAGCAGGCAATCTCTAAAATGAAGCGTACTCCTTATATTGATAATCAGACAGGTGAATATAACCTAAAGTATAATATGCAAAACCTTATGGAGGATTTTTACATCCCTATGAGAGGTAATGATACTAGCACTAAGATTGAAACTTTAGGAGGATTACAATATGACGGTATAACAGACGTTGAATACCTAAGAGATAAGTTATTTGCTGCCTTAAGAGTGCCGAAAGCATTCCTTGGGTATGATGAGAACTTACAAGGTAAAGCAACTTTAGCCGCTGAAGATATTAGATTCGGTAGAACTATCGAAAAAGTACAGCGTATTATGGTTTCTGAACTTTATAAGATTGCTTTTGTACATCTTTACATCCAGGGTTACAGAGACGAATCACTAACTAACTTTGAATTAAGCTTAACCACTCCTTCAATCATTTACGATCAGGAGAGAATTGCTTTATTAAAAGAGAAAGTTGACCTAGCAACTCAAATTAAAGATTCCGGTATCCTACCAACAGATTGGATTTACGATAATATCTTCCACCTATCTCAAGATCAGTATGATGAGTATAGAGACTTAATTCTTCAAGATAGAAAAAGAGACTTTAGAAGATCTCAGATAGAAAACGAAGGAAATGATCCTATGGAGACTGGAGAGTCTTATGGAACTCCTCACGATATAGCTACGGCTTACGGTAAAGGTAGAGTCTATGACCGACCAGGTTCAGTACCTGATGGGTATAACGAAGATGAGCCTGAGATGGGCCGTCCTAGAGAGAAAGCATCTATAGCTGGAACTCAAAATGATCCTTTAGGAAAAGATAGACTGGGTAGAGACGCTGCCAAGAATGATGATCAGGAAGACTTTGGTAGACCTAAAAGAGTAGATGCCCGTAGATATACTATGGAGCAATCTAAGAAAGAATTAGGTCGTCATGAAGATATGCTTAATAATATGCCAGGTAAGAAAAGACTGGTATTTGAATCAGATAAAAAAGGGGATAGTCTTCTAGACCCAAAACAAATCAGGGAATAAAATTTAACACATATTTATTATAAAACCGACTACTGTGCAGAACAAACACTCGAAATTCAAGAATACAGGTTTACTCTTTGAACTTTTAGTAAGACGGATCACCGCCGACACTTTAGAAGGGAAAGACTCTGCTGCTGTTGATATTCTTAGAAAGTACTTTTTAAATAGTGAATTAGGGAAAGAATATAAACTATACGAGCAGCTATCCAAACACAAAAACTTAACTGAATCAAAGGCTGAATTAGTAATCAATAGCCTGGTTGAGACCTCATCTAAATTAAATCGTACCGAGGTTAGAAAACAGAGATATAATTTAGTACGTGAAATTAAAGAAAATTACAGCGTAGAGAAATTCTTTAAAGTTAAAATTAGTAACTATAAAATTTACGCTGCTTTAAATAACCTTATTGAAAACCATACATCTACTGATGTAGCACCGGAAGTCGTTATTAACAATAAAATGACTTTATTAGAGCATCTTTCTAAAGCACCTGTTGAGGAAAAGAGGGATGAATTGATGGAGGAGTTTAATAGTTATGATAAGGATTTAAAAATGCTTACTTATAGAGTTCTTCTTGAGAAGTTTAATGAAAAGTATGACGATCTAAAGTCTGCTCAAAAAGAAGTCTTAAAAGAATTTATTAACTCTGTAGATGCACCTGAGAAACTAAAAGAACTTTATAACAATAGAATCCCAGGAATTAAAAGTACTTTAGAAAGAAAAATCAAAAGTATTGAAGACCAGGTAGTTAAAATTAAATTGCAGGAAGTTCTTAAATACGTAACACCTTTAGAGAAAAATGATAAATTCTCCAATGACGATGTTGTAAATCTTTTACAGTATTACGAACTAATTAACGAACTTTAAAGCATGACCAGGACCGAGTTCAAAAGACAGCTTAAAGAAATGTCTACCTCGGCCGGTGCAGGGGCGTACTTAGGAAAGTATGCTTATAATCCTGATAAGAACGCTAAAGGAGCTGCAAAGAACTACTACCTTAAACTAGGTTGGAAACTTGTAGACCAGAATAAACTAAGAAAGAAGGCCAAGGGCCTAGTAGTTAAAGATCTTTGGAAAAAATAAAAAATGGCTAACTTTAATGTATCAGTAACACAGAGTAGAGAACAGCAACCGGCAGATATAACAGCCGGAGATTCTACCACTTATACTATCTCAAATGCCTTAGAGGGTAGTTCTTATTTTACTTTAGAGACAGTAAAGAACTCAGACGGGTTTTATGGTACTACTTCTCCTAAAAATACTTCTGGATCTTTTACGTTAGGATCTGGATTATCATCTTTAGTGCAATCAGATTATATGGCCTCGGTTGTAGTAGCTCCCGGAGGTGGAGTTTTAACATTTGTACCTGCAATTGATATCGTAAAAGAAACTTTGGACTTAAGAGGCACAGGAGCCTAAGTCTACTATATTTATAAATGTATGAAAAGCCTACAGAACAAACTAAACCTTATTAAAGAAGGAAAAGGCAATAAAGAATTATTCTTAAAAGAAGCTAAGTCAATGTTTCCAAACGTTGTTACTAATGCTCTAACTTTTGATCAAGCCGTTCATAACTTAACAGAAAGAGGAATCCTTTCAGAAGGATTTATAGGTATATCTTCTAAAAAACCTAACAATCCAGATTGGTTCTCAATCTTTAACGAGAATGTAAAAGCCGAACTTAAGGATACTGACAAGGACGTTGAAAAGCTTGAGACTGCAGGCTACGATTATAAAGACGAAAAAAATTCTAACAATCTTTCAATGGAGTCTATTCTAACCGGTTACTATGCCGAGATGAAGGATCCTAAGAATGCTGAAAAGACTGAAGAGGAACTTAAGGAAATGGTTGTTAAGAACCTTGAAAAAGATCCTATGCATTATATGAAAGATGGTGCTTTTGGAGTTAAGGGTATTGGCTATACTGATGAGGCTCCTGGTTTAAAAGCATCTGATACAGATAAGATGATGCCTGTTAAGCTTAGTGAAGCTAAAAATAAGGTAATGGAAAAAGCAGTTAAGGAAATTGAAAAGAAATCCGAACTAGCCAAAGCCGAAGCTAAAGTAAGTCAAATAAACGAATTAATTTCTGAACTTGAATCTAAATTATCAGTGACGGAAGCCGATGGAATGTCCGACATGGTAGATGAAAGGAAAGTAAAAGAGATTCAGAAAAATATTAAGTTCTTAGAAGCTAAGAAGAAAAGATACGAAAAAGAAAAAGCCCGCCTTGAAGGTAAGTATGGAGAGAAGAAGAAGGAAGTAGTGGATGAATACTTTGATTTAACCAAGCATGATGATGATCCTACATCTATGGATGAGGAATTAGAAACTCCAAACGAAGAAGCCGGAGAACAGGTAGAGAAAATGGGTTATGCAGAAGCAGTGAAAGAGATGCTTAAAAGAAAAGGACTTAAGAAATAATTAATGAGTAAAGATCTCCTTATAGAAACCCAATCCTTCCGACCCGTAGGAACCATCACCGAATCAAGAGGTGGAGGTAGTCCGACGGTTGAAGGAATCTTAGCAACCTGCAACGTAAAGAACGGTAACGGTAGGTACTACCCTAAGCCTATTTGGAAAAGGGAGATTGATAAGTATATGGATAGCGTTCGTAATAACCGTGCAACCGGTGAACTAGACCATCCAGAATCAACAGTAATAAATTTAAAAAACGTTTCTCACAATATAAAAGATATCTGGTGGGATGGGGATTATATTATGGGTAAGATCGAAATTCTACCTACTCCGTCCGGAAATATCTTAAAGGCTTTAATTGATAGTGGCGTTCAAGTAGGTGTTTCATCAAGAGGAATGGGTTCTGTAAAACAGATAGGTGAGACTTTGGAGGTACAAGACGACTTTGAGTTGCTCTGCTGGGACTTTGTTTCCACTCCTTCAAATCCTGGATCATGGATGCACCAGTCAAGGTTGAATGAAGCCTTAGGAAACGGTTCTCTAAAAGATTACAGTAAAGCAAATGAGATCATTCGTGAACTTCTTTGCAGCTTTGGAGAATGTCCCATTATATAACAATCTTTATTTAAAGATAGCTTTTTAGAAAAACATCTATATTTATTAAAAGTAGATATGCTATCTCAATATAGCATTCTGAAAAACAAGTTAAAAAATTATTACGCTTGAAAATCTAATAAGCGTACTTTCCAAAACTAAATTTTAGGAACAAAATGTCAAACAGAGAATTGTTAAAAGAGGCTATTGCTGATGCAAAGGCCGTAAAGGAAATGGCTATCTCTAATGCTAAAGCAGCGTTGGAAGAGGCCTTCACTCCGCAATTGAAATC